CCCGATGCCCGCTGCGCCGTTCGGTGCGCCCCAGATGCCCTCGTTCCTCGGGGGCTGAGGTGAAGTGCCCCGAGTGTGGGGCCTGGACCCGGGTGCTGGAGACCCGGGTTCGCCCGAGCGGTGAGACACGGCGCAGGTACGAGTGCGCCAACGAGCACAGGATCACCACATCAGAGACACCTGTGCTGATCGACAAGGTGGCCCCCAAGGCGGGGCGACCCAAGCGGAAATAAATCGAGCCCCGCGCTGCACTGGTGCCGGGTCTACCAAAGGAATTGGTGGAGTGGTCCCCGGTTCACTGGTCGGTAGCGGGGCTCACCTGTTAGGAGTAACTGTGATGAATGACTTGAGTGATGACGAGGTTCCTCGGTTTCTCACGTTGAACGAGGACGAGAAACTCAGGGTTGCCGTGCTCGCAGGTTCCTTTCTGAGGAACAATCGCAATGACTTGGAGCCGCCGCGAAAGTGGGAGGTGATTGATGACATACGGGAAATTGTCGGAACTGGTGATTCCGAGTTGTTGCGAGAGTTTGTTGAATACTCAATGGCTCATGCTCTCTCTCGTATCGACGGTCTGGTGAGAATTGAAAGAAGGAAGGCTGCTTATGCTGCAAAAGAAGCGAAGCGCCTGGAGAAAATGCTTTGCGTCAAACCCATCCCTCCAGAGAAGGTCGTGCGGGTTAAGAAATCCAAATCGGAAAAAAGAGCTGAACGAATCGAGAAACTGCTTGACGTGAAGAACGCGCAACCTGCGCCACCAGTCGATGTCCTTATCGGGAGGTGGCTCAAATGACCCACGACATCATCTGGGACGAAGAAACGTATCCCAACGTCTTCACACTGCACGCCATACACGCGCACCTGCCTATCGAGTGGTCCTTCGAGATCAGCGACTGGCGCAATGACTCCAGCGCCATCATCCAGTGGGTCCACTGGCTCAAGTCTATCGGTGCCCGGATGGTGGGGTTCAACAGCATCGGCTTCGACTACCCGATCCTGCACGCCCTGTGTCGCATGGGTCAGGCCAATGCCCGGACCCTGTACGACAAGGCGCAGGCGATCATCGAGTCGCAGGATGACAACCGCTGGATGCACATGGTCAAGCCTGCCGACCGACTCGTGGACCAGCTTGACCTGTTCCTGATCCACCACTTCGACAACCGGGCACGCAGCACCGGGCTCAAGGTGCTGGAGTTCAACATGCGGGCCGACAACATCAGCGACCTCCCGTTCCCCGTGGGCACCATGCTCACGCAGGACCAGGTGCCCGTGCTCAAGAGGTACAACCGGCACGATGTCCTACAGACCCGGCAGTTCTACCACCACAGCACCGAGTCGATCAGGTTCCGGGAAGAACTGACTGCACGCTATCAGCGCGACTTCATGAACCACAACGACACGAAGATCGGCAAGGACTACTTCGTCATGGAACTCGAAGCGGCCGGCGTCGTGTGCTACGACTACGGTCCCCAGGGGCGCACGCCCCGGCAGACCCGGCGCCCGAGCATCGCGCTCAAGGACGCCATCCTGCCGTGGATCCAGTTCCAACACCCCGAGTTCCAAAGGGTGCTGGAGTGGCTCAAGGAACAGACGATCACCGAGACCAAGGGGGTGTTCAAGGACGTGACGGCACGGGTCAGGGGGTTCGAGTTCGTCTTCGGGCTTGGGGGCATCCACGGGAGCGTGGAGAATGAGATTCTGGAGTCCGATGAGGGCTCGGTGATCGTGGACCTCGATGTCACGTCGTACTACCCCACGCTGGCCATCGCCAATGGGTTCTACCCACAGCACCTCGGGCAGACGTTCACGACGATCTATGCGCACCTGTTCGAGCAGCGCAAGTCCTACCCCAAGGGCTCGCCTGAGAACGCGATGCTCAAGCTCGCACTCAACGGGGTCTACGGCGACAGCAACAACGTGTTCAGCGTGTTCTATGACCCGCTGTTCACGATGCGGATCACGCTCAACGGTCAACTGCTGCTGTGCCTGCTGGCCGAGAACATCCTGCTCAATGTGCCCGGGGTGAAGTTGATCCAGTGCAACACTGACGGGCTCACAGTTCGCATGCCTCACGGGTCCAGCCTCGCGCTCAAGATGGTCTGCGAGCATTGGGAGAAACTGACCAAGTTGACCTTGGAGCAGATGACCTATCAGCGCATGTGCATCAGGGACGTGAACAACTACATCGGGCAGTACCTCAACGGCAAGGTCAAGCGCAAGGGTGCCTACGAGTACGAGATGGAGTGGCACCAGAATCACAGCGCCTTGGTAGTCCCGAAGGTGGCCGAAAAGGTGTTACTCGAAGGCGCTCCGATTCGGGAGACCGTGGAGAACTGGCCCGACATCATGGACTTCATGCTCAGGGTCAAGGTGCCTCGGTCGAGTAACCTGGTGATCGAGTATCGCGAGAACGGCACCGAGCAGCAGTTCCCACTCCAGAACACCACGCGCTACCTGATTACCAAGACCGGGGGCCACCTGTTCAAGCAGATGCCGCCCCTCAAGGGTAAGGAACTCTGGCGCCAGATCGGCGTGGAGGCCGGGTGGAAGGTGACCCCGTGCAACGATGTGTCCGAGGCTCGGGGTGTCGAGGTGGACTTCGACTACTACGTGCAGGAAGTTGAAAAGCTTGTGAATGGATTGTCATGACAGCACTCGATAAACAAGTAGCCGGCGACCACTACAAGAAACTCAAGATTCAGCCGATTGAGTACATCCACGCCAACGGTATCCCCTTCGCCGAGGGGTGTGCAATCAAGTACCTGACCCGCTGGCGCGACAAAGGTGGGATCGCGGACCTTGAGAAGGCGAAGCACTTCATCGAGTTGCTGATCGAACTGGAGAAAAAGAATGGAATCGTTTGACCAGTGGTACGAGGATCAGTGCGCTATTGACGCTGCTGAAACAGTGGGTCCGAACAGCCCCGAGTACGAGCGGCTGGTGGAACGCTTCGTCGAAGATGAGACTCGTCGGGAAGCAGCGATGCACCGATATACCATGGAGTTTGGGCACCGTGAATAAACCATTGGAGAAACAGATCGAGAGGTCTGTCTGCGACTACGCTCACGACGCCGGGATGCTGGTCTACAAGTTCACCAGCCCCGCACGCGCAGCGGTCCCTGATCGCATGTTCGTGACCCCCAAGGGCACGGTGTTCTTTGTCGAGTTCAAGCGCGAAGGCCAGAAGCCCACGCCCCAGCAGACCCGAGAGCATGACAGGCTCCGGGGTCACGGGGTCATGGTGTTCGTGGTGGACTCGGTGAAGGCTGGCCGGCTCATCGTGGACATGATGCGGGAGCAGTGATCCGGGCTTACATGGAGTGCCGGCCGTGCCGATATTAGTACAACTCACATTGGGTTTCGTTGCACTCAAGATTACGGGTGCCGTTGATTGGTCTTGGTGGATCATTACTGCTCCACTGTGGGTGCACGCGGCACTTGTCGCATACGTGTACCTCATGTGGTGGAGAGGGTGACATGACTATGCTAACCCCCGACCTCCTGCACGACTATCAGAAGCGTGCCGTCAACTTCCAGTGCTCCATGCCGACCACGATGCTCTGGCTCGACATGGGCCTTGGAAAAACGGTCATCACCCTCACTAGCATCGCGCACCTGTTGGCCACGGCCTACCTGCGCGGTGTGGTCATCGTTGCACCCATCCGGGTGATCCGACTGGTCTGGAGACAGGAGGCCCTCGGCTGGTCGCACACCAAGCACCTGACGTTCTCGATGCTCACGGGCACCAAGGACCAGAGGACCCGGGCGCTGTTACGCCCCGCCAATATTTTTCTGGTGAATTACGAGAACCTCGGCTGGCTTGCGGAGGTTCTGCAGACCTACTTCATCTCCAAGAACCGACCGCTCCCGTTTGACGGCCTCGTGTGGGACGAAATATCAAAGTGCAAGAACAGTACGACTGATCGAGTCAGGGCAGTGTTCAATGCCCAACGGAACCACAACGTCTTGGACCATTTCAAGTGGATCACCGGGCTCACGGGAACCCCTGCATCCAACGGCTACAAAGACCTACACGGGCAATACCTTGTGGTCGATAGGGGCAAGCGTCTGGGCACCAGTAAGACCGCGTTCATGACCGAGTGGTATCGCAAGATTCCCGACACCCGGACCCAGATTGCCTACGATGACACCACCGACCGAATCAAACAGTTGATCGGGGACATCACCCTCGAAATGAGCGCCGAGGACTACAACAAGCTCCCGGACCTCGTGGTCAACGACATCAACATCGAGATGCCCGAGAACCTGCGGACCATGTATGACCGCATGGAGAATGAGTTTCTCATCCTGCTCGACAGTGGTAAGGAGGTCGAGATGTTCAACCAGGCGGCACTCACGAACAAGTGCCTCCAGTTCGCCAACGGCGCCATGTACCCGGTGGCCGGGATGCCTCTGTGGGAGCCGATCCACGACCTCAAGGTGGAGGCGCTGGAGGAGATCATCGACGAGGCCCAGGGCCAGCAGGTACTGTGCGCCTATGGGTATCGGTCCGATGCCGAGCGCATCATGAAGAAGTTCCACCACCTTCGCCCGATCAACCTGACCGAGTGCAAGTCGGAAGCCTCGCTTGTCAACGCCATGAGTCGGTGGGCCAGTGGAGACTGCCCGCTGATGATCGGACACCCGGCATCCATGGGCCATGGGATCGACGGCCTTCAGAAGCGTGGTCACACGATTGTGTGGTACGGGCTCAACTGGTCCCTGGACATGTACGACCAGATGAACGCACGCATCCGGCGTCAGGGTCAGGGGGCTCCGGTGATCTGCCACCGTATCCTGATGCTTGACACCTTGGATCAGGCTCAGGCGCTGGCACTGACCGAGAAGGCTTCGACTCAAGCGGGCCTGCGCAACGCCGTGAAGCAATACCGCTTGACACGCGGGATTTAATTGTTTTACACTGTTGCACATCACAACCACAGGAGAAGATAATGGGAAGGGTTTTCAACAAAACCACTCTTGAAGAAGTTCTAGAGTGCATTGATGGCGGTATGAGCATAGACCGCGCTGCGGAACACTTATTTGTGGACCCGGGCAGGTTGCGGAGCATGTTGAATCTTCTGAGCATCCCGAGCCATGGTCAAACAGGGCGCGGGGAAAACAGGACAACCATAAAGCAGGCTCGCTTGAATATCGCAACCAAGATAAGAAAAGGGGTCTACCCATGAAAGCCCTGATTGACCTGTTCCGAGTACCCAGCGCCAAGACCCTCGCGCAGCGGCAGATCGAGGAGTCCGAGCGCGAGTGGGTCAAGCACCTCGCTGCATCCGAGTACCACCAAGCCATGATGCGGTATCACTCCGATGTGGTTCGGCAACTCAAGGCTCGGGAGGCGTCATGAACTACTGGCTTGTTCACTTCCAGCAACGGTACTATGGTCGCCCAGATTGGCAAACTGCGAACGCGGTTGTCAAGGGGTGTTGTGGCAAGTGGTTCATCGGCGTCTATGAGCGCAGCGCCGACAAGGCTGAGAGTCAGTTCCTCTCAGCAACTCCGATTACCAAAGCGTCCCACGATGCACTGAAGGGCATGCTATGACCGTCACGCAACTGTGGATCATGGGAGCCCTGTGTGCAGTGATGGCGATCATCTGGCTCGGGGATCTGTTCTTCACGGCCCCCGAGGAGGACTTCGACAAGGACCTGAGCCGTGAGGATCAGGAGTCCGAGGCTCTCGGGGTCGTGGATTCCATGAAGGGTGAACTCGATTACATGCGAAAGGATGGGTTGCTATGAGCCGCGAACTGTTGCAGCAGGCGCTTGATGCGCTCAAGGTGTCGGCATGGGATCACATCCACGCCGTTGGAAAGCAGGCGCTGATAGACGCCATCATTGACCGCCTCGCGCAGCCGGAGCCGGAAAAGCGGATTGTGTGGTGCACAGAAACCGACAGCGCGTGCAGCACCTGCCCAACATTGCGCATTCCATGCCAAGCCGCAACCCAAGCCGCAGCGCTCAACGCCAGGGT